TTGCCAGCTTGTTCAACGTTTGTGTAAAACTTCATTCAAGACATTCAAGATAACGAGCAAGCAAAGATTTGCTTGGATTAGTCACAACAGTCAGGTCCGAAGACCTGACATTGAATTCACGCTCAGCAGCGTAAGGTGCCCATGGACTGATCTGACCTTCACAGTCTAGCACGTATGGTTCGATCATCCACACGTCAGGGTCACCTGGCAAAGTGTCCCCCTCAGCTGGTTCTACCTGAGCGATGATCCACTCATTCTGCAGCTTCAGCAGGTTCGCTGTTATCTCCATTAGTTTCCTCGGGGTAGAAAATTTGTTCTTCTGTCAATCCAAACTGCTTTAGTTCATTAACAAAATTATCAAGAATACCATTATCTGGATAAACTACGCTGATGATATGATCTCCAGAAATTCTATGCTCTTGAATTGGACTATACGGACACCACCTAGAATACTTGATTGGGATAGTTCCATCATCATTCAATTCCCCGAGAGAAAGAGCAAAAGGATAAATCAATCTATAACCAACAATCCTCTCATCATCTTTTACTTCACCAAAAAGACAAAGAACTCTTTCTCCAGTGGTAAGTGTTACAATTCTAACATTGTGATTAGTCTTCAGTTGATTTGTTTCCGTCATTTTGTAGTTCTCTTTTTTCAGTAATTTTGTTTTCGTATGCTTGCTGTAGTCCTGGTTCAGGATTACTGATCGTCATTACACAATCATATGGAATCTTGTACTGCCAATCGGATGAGTATGGATTCCATTTACTAAATCGAATCTGATATTCTGATCCCAATTGTTCTGTAAGATATTGTGGTGTTGCGCTATCTAGAGTAAGAATATATGGTTCTTCCATGAGAAGACAGATTCCCTTTCGGTCTTCTCCCTCCCCATCAAAAATTTCTTTTAACTCTGCAATAACACGATCACCAGTTTTCAAAGTAAGAATTGATACTGCCATTTTTTTATATCATGGATGGAAATGTTTATTTTTCCACTTTGGTGGATTGTCTGGACATTGTGCTCCAGGCATTATTGTCTTTGCTGGCATAAAACAATTGCAAATCTCACATGTTTTTGTGAGATTTCTAAATTTATCACAAGTAAGACATATTTTATATGATGAGTTCATTTTAATTTTAGCACTAAAAAGGGGCACAGTCAAGTGCCCCGAATATTTAGAACCACTTTTTACGCTTCTGTTTTTCTGGAAGTTCTTTCTTCAACACAATTGTCAAAAGACCATCTTTGAAATCTACACTCTCAACTTCCACATCTTCTGCTACCTGCCAATTGCGAGTAAATGATCTTTGAGAGATACCTTTGTGTTGATACTTACGTTCCTTTTCTTCTTGAGATTTTTTAGCAGATACAGTCAGAACATGTCGTTCAGTTGTGACTTCAATATCTTCGCTTGTAAATCCAGCCAGAGCGACTTCAAGTATGGTTGTGCCATCGTCTCCGTTGACCACATTGTACGGAGGATAACTAGATCCATTTCCTGCAATAGCTTCCAGTCTTCTAAATGTTTCATCGAACCCAATTGAATGCGGTGTATAAGTTTCCCAATTAAATGTTACCATTGTCCTAAAAAGCGACGTTTATATGTGACCCGTTAGGCATCACAATAATAGTTATACATCTCACATAAAAAATGGGGGGTCGTGAGAACCCCCATTATCATTACGGTTTACTGTCCTTCTGTCTTTTTTCTGCCAATATTATACTTACTCTCAAGAGTCCAGTCATTCTTTTCTTTGAATGAAAGAACCTTGATTTGGTTTAGAGGAGCAAGATCGGCAATCTTATCTGGAGTGACAATAGTAATTAATCCCCAATCACTCAGAAGTTGAATGATACGATTACGACGTTGCACGTCATTCAGAGATAGGTTAGTATTCTTACCGTCAAGAGCAAACAACTCTTTGAAATGAACGATATAATACTTACCTTGCTTGTGTAGGATATGGCAAGACTGATAGATCTTTTTCTCTTTGCGCGATGCCACTCCAATTCGAGTCAGAGTTTCTCTCACTTTGAGGAAGTCATCTGGTTCATTCAGAACCACTTCAATCATGTCAGTTTGCTTCCACTGGATTTCAGTTTCGACACTCATCTTTTTCCACCTTTATTCAATACCTTTGCAATATGATCTAGCTGATCCTTGGTGAGAATCCTAAGTGCCTGGAGAGCTTTATCGTCATTATAACCATAATACTCTTTGACTACATCAAGATAATCAATAGAATCTTTTTTCGCCCAAGGAGAGAAACGCTTCCTCGGTTTCACACTATTTAGCAAAAAGTCATATTGTAATTTCTTTGGCAGATGAGGATTCTTATTCATCTCATTGACAAATAAAATCGTATCAGTGAAAGAACTAAGGCACCTGTTAACGATATAAGGAGGGTATGCTTTCTCTGCATCTTTATCCTCATCGAGAATGCTCTTCTTGGATTGGTTGATCGAGTACAGGTAGTCTTTGAGTTGGTACGTCATTCCAGTGTCTTACAGCGTTGGCAACAATAGCAATATTAGTAATCAAATATGTGGCGAAAATAAAAGTGCGGACAAGTGCTACCTTATCCGCCTCACAATCATTATCGGACGCTTTTTCTCCTAGCGCCTTGCACCACAATCTCCATGTTATACGAAAATACTTCATTAGAACTTAGCAGTAACTCCTACAATTTTAGCTCCAGGGTTGCGAGCAAGGGCAACCTCGCGGGCATCTTGATAATTACGAGCAATCACTTCTTCTTTGAAGACGGTGCCTGCTTTATAAAGGGTAACTTCACACTTCATAGTTGTAAAGGACGAGCTCCTTGCGTTCTGCTTGATCTATTGTATAGGATCCGACCGACCTCATGGTGTAGGTATGTGCAAATTCTCCAACTGTCCATCCCTGGAACCGCTCCTTGACGAGGTTGGAATTATTATAAGAAACTAGTTGAGGACAAAGATGACGATCACAATCAGCAGCAAACTTATCGTGATCAAATCCTTTGTGCATTGATCCCTTACGCCCATAGAGGTTGTCCTTAATGTCGTAAGGAGGATCAAGATATACAAATACATCTTTGTAGTTTGATAGCAAACTTTCGTATGAATAGTTAGTAATCTTCCAATCTTTGATTAACTTACCATACTCAGGGATCTTTTCGATACCATTCATGGAGAAGTTGCTGACACTTGCCTGCTGAGAGAAAGAAGAACTCTCAGTCAAACCAGAGAAAGAACACTTGTTGATGATATAGAAAGCAACTGCTCGATAGAAATCTTCTGTGCTTTCATCATTGAGTTGATACTTCATCATATTAAACAACCCACGAGCAAGTTCTGGGGTGTCATAATCTTCTTTATATCCTTTTAGAACTTCATACAATTCTTGTGATTCATCACGAAGAATTGACCAGAAATTATACAGAGGATTATAAAGATCATTCACCCAGATCTGAATGCCAGGATAACGCTTGGTAACTTCAAGTGCTACAGAACCTCCGCCAATAAAAGGTTCCCGAAACTCACGAAAGTCTTTCAGGTTAGGCATGTATTGAAAGATCTTAGGGAGTGCTCTGCTTTTACCCCCTGGGTAGCGAAGCGGTGTCTTCAGTGATTTCAAAGTCTGGGGCATGATATTTAAGGTATTCACGAAAGGTTTGTTTGATTTCACGCTTGGTCATTCCACACCAAGCAGCTGCCTGTGGCAGATTCATTGTAGCACGAAAAAGGGCATGATGTGCTTCTGCCACATTTTCAGGTGTGGTCTTCACAACGTCACCCATAAGATAATTCCAATAGCGTTCTTTATGTTCTGTCATTACACCTCATCTTAGCATAAGTAAATACCCTCTGGGGGATATTGATATCTAGTGCTGCCTCAAATCCTTTGAATCCTGGGGATGAGTTTGCTTCACAGATTTTGTATCCGTCTGTGTGAAATAATAAATCAATCCCAGCGATATCAAGATCAAGGGTTTTTGCAGTTTGAATCGCAAGAATCTCCATCTCTTCATCAACATCAAATGCTACTCCTTCACCACCACGGGAGATGTTTGCTTTGAATGATCCATCGGTACTTTTGCGAAGCATAGCACCAATGACCCTGCCACCAATAACGATAACACGAAGATCACGTCCCTCGGAATGCTTGACATATTCTTGTACAATCATACTATTTTTGAAGTCTAGCGAAGAAATGAGTTCTGACAAATCCTCAAACTGTTTCGGTGTCTCACACAAATAAACACCAGCACCATGAGAACCAGTAATTACTTTCAACACACATGGGAACCCTACTACGTTTTCAACTAATTCACTTTTACAAGGAAAACGAGTAAGCATAGTCTTTGGGATAGGAAGTCCTGCTTGTGCCAGAATCTGGTTGGCATACATCTTATCCTTCGAAGCTTCGATAGAACTTGAGTTCGGGATAGTAGGAACGTTCAGTCGTTCGAACTGCCTTAGGACCGAGAGGTTAAAATAACCAGTCCCAGACCCAGTACGAGCGAGTAGAACATCAGGTAAACTAACAATGCTATTTTGATATCGGATCGATTTTCGGTCATCTCTAGAAACAATCAGGTCAAGTTCGTCAGCATATACTAAGGAGAAATCAATTCCTTGTTTCTCCGCTTCCTCAATAAATCGCTCACGTTCATACAATTCTGTTGTGAGACGATTGCCTAACATCCATAGTTTCATTTGAATTCACAACTCATCATGATTTCTGTAAGACATGCTAACATATTGACTTCCTGATCGGGGACAATACTGATGTCTCGCATATACTTTGCAATGATTAACACTGCCTCTGGGATAGCAGCAGGTTTCAAAACCTCATACAAACTATCATAGATCTTACGCATCACCATGCTAGGGTCACTATCCATGTGCTGGACTACCCAGTTCTTGACAGTTGTGAATTCTTTCTTCTTCAAAGCCGAGAGTAGAGAATCGAGGTTAACGTCAGCAACATCAACAAGAATAGCAGACGTAATAGACCCTGTGGCAGCATACCGCTGACACTCATTAATAGTCCTACGCCAGTCAGGATAATAGCGTTTAACAAGTTTGGCGATAACTTTATCTTCATACTCTACACACTCATGAGTAAGGATGGTCTTGAGCCGTGTAAAGAACTCACCCTGCAACTGAACTGACTGTTCGGGTTTGATACGAAAATCAACAACCGTGCAACGGGAGTGCAGAGGTTCGATGATCTTGTTGATAAAATTGCAGGTGAAGATGAAACGGCAGTTGCCATGGAACTCCTCCACGGCGGTCCTGAGGGACAGTTGCACGTCGTTGGTGGTGTTGTCTGCCTCGTCGATGATGACGACCTTGTGGGACGCTCCAGAGGTCAGGGAGACGGTGCTAGCGAACTGACGGATGCGATTACGCACCGTGTCTAGGAAGCGCCCCTCGTCGGACCCGTTGATGACGATGTAGGATGCCCCGATCTCCTCACACATCGCCTTGGCGATGGTGGTCTTACCGACGCCTGCTGTGCCCGTCAGGAGCAGGTTAGGGAGCTCACCCTGATTGACAAAACCCTGGAACACTTCTTTAGTGGTAGCAGGGAGGATACAATCTTCAACAATAGTAGGACGATACTTTTCAACCCACAAAAACTCTTTACTCAAAATTCACTCTCCTCAATTCATAACTAGGGACAACTTCATACCAGTATTCTCCATCAAAAATATACAACTTTTGTGTATCTTTGTCAAGAAAATAATCACCTCTTTGTAGATCATCAATCACATTTTAAATTCTTTTCCATAGACAGAGTTAAGCAAAATTCTATTTTTATGTTTAGACGGAGAATGCCCAGTATGGATATAATGTCCATCAAATACCAAAAGTCTATTTGCTTTTGGTTCAATGGATTTCTTCACATTATATTCTTTAGTGATATCGACATCCATGGTACAAAAAGACTTTTCTTCATATACTAAAGTTTCTCCATCGCTATCATTCATATACAATATTGTTGATATAAAGTCTGGATGGTTTATGTCAATATGAGGACTATGGCGATATTTTTCTGGATTATAAACTGTCATATCATATCTTCCCTTTAAAATATCACTACACTCAATATAATCCATTATAAGATAAAGAGCAGCTACAGACATCTGCGCCTCTTTAGAATCACGTATAACAAAGTTTCCGTGATTTTTTATGATTCCATAGTCAAATCCAATGTCACCAAGACTAGTATAATTTTCACTATTAGATTTTGTTACATTTTCTCTATAATTCCACGGGAAGGAATCCGAAGATGTCATCTCTTGTAGTACAAGAAAATAAGATGGAGATAAAAAATTATCGATGACTTCTATCATTCTAGTGGTCTCATAAATTCATTACTAACAATATCACGAGCACCTAGTTCTCGCTTCATCCATTCTACACCCTTCTGAGGATCTGTATGATCACCACAGGTGAAGATATCACATACTGCCATACCCAACTCAGGCCACGTATGAATGCTGATATGACTTTCAGCAAGCATAGCAACACATGTAACTCCCTGTGGTTCAAACTTGTGAGAGTTCAAAGCAAGCAGAGTAGAGTTACATTCTTTAGATGCCATATAAACAGTATCTCTGATCCACCCTTCATCATCAAGAAGTTCAGAGGGACATTCTTTGAGGGTGAAGAGAATATGTTTCATCAGGGTTCGAGGGCAATATAGTA